GACTTGGACAATCGGCGGTTCGGCTGTCAATCTGACAAACTACACGGCTGCTATGCAGGTTCGCACTACTCCAGCAGCAACCGCAACTATCTTTAGCCTGACCAACGGCACTGGCATTACGCTCGGTGGAACTGCTGGCACAATCGCAGTGACAATCGGTGCAACTGCTATGGGTGCAGCAGAAGCAGGGCAGTATGTTTACGATCTAGAGCTAAACTCTGGTTCAACTGTTACAAGACTTATTCAGGGAACTTTCCAAATCCAAGCTGAGGTCACTCGGTAATGTCAGCCTCTGTCCTAGAGATTACTGAAACAAACACACTTGTTTCGGTTCAAAATTCGGTTGTAAATGTTGGTGTAACTGAAACCAACACAACCGTTACTTTAGGCAACTCTGGCCCGCAGGGCATTCAAGGTATTCAGGGAGCAGTTGGCCCCGCAAACACACTCAGCATTGGCACGGTTACCGCAAGTGAACCAGGCGGGACTGCATCAGCCACACTTACTGGCACTGCACCTAATCAAACTTTGAGCTTAGTTATTCCAAGAGGATTGCAAGGAACGCAGGGAATACAAGGTCTTACTGGAGCAACAGGTGCCACTGGTGCAACTGGCCCACAAGGCCCAAAGGGCGACACTGGCGATCAAGGCCCACAAGGAATCCAAGGTGCAACTGGCCCACAGGGTGCTAAAGGCGACAAGGGTGATAAGGGCGACATTGGTGACACTGGCCCAACTGGGGCAACCGGAGCAACAGGTGCAACTGGGCCACAGGGCCCACAAGGCGAAACAGGCCCACAAGGAGCAACTGGCCCACAGGGGGCAACAGGAGCCCAAGGCCCTAAAGGGGACACTGGCGATCAGGGGCCTCAAGGTATTCAGGGTTTGACTGGGGCTACGGGAGCTACTGGCCCAACTGGTGCTACGGGGCCTCAAGGCCCAACAGGTGCTACAGGTGCTACAGGCCCCCAAGGGCCCGCTGGTGTAGTCGCTGCTACTTCTCCGATAACTTACAACTCGGGAACTCAAACTGTCGGTATTGATGTCAACGCCGCAGGTATAACTATCAATGGAACAGCCGTAGCACTAGGTGGAACGGTTACCATACAAGCGAGGTTGGGATAATGCCGTATTACATAACTGATAAATCTTCAGAATGCTCAAGTTGGGCAGTAGTCAAAGAAGATGGCGAAGTCATGGCTTGCCACAACACCAAGGCTGAGGCTCAAGCCCAGATGGTAGCTATCTCATTGTCAGAGGGCATTGAACCAGGTGGCGAAAGAGACATTCGTGCATTACCAGGCGACCTCAAAGTCGGTGACTATGTATCTTGGAACTCTTCAGGCGGTAGAGCCCGTGGCGAAATTCAAGAGATTGTAGACAGTGGATCTATCAATCCACCTAATTCTTCGGTTACAGTCAACGGCACGGAAAAAGACCCTGCCGCCTTGATTCAGGTATACCAACGAGTTAGAGACGGATGGGAAGATACTGATGTGTATGTTGCTCACAAGTTTTCTACACTTACAAAGATTGCTCCACTTCCTGAACCCAGTGATGAACCAGAAGATGAAGAAGAAGATGATGATATGGAAGAAAACTCCATATCTGAACCAGAATACCGAGAAGTAAACCTAGAGCCCCCAGCCTACATGCGAGCAGCTGCTCGTAGAGGTCTCAAATACTACGAAGAGGGGTATGGCGGAGATGGCTTGGTTGAAAGAACAATCCGTGAGGCGAGAGCGATGGCAGCTGGCAATGTCACTGCTGATAAATGGGTTAGGATTCGGGCTTGGATTGCTCGTCACCTTCCTGATTTGGACAGTCCCGCCGCACGACCTGATTCGCCTGATTATCCTAGCCCTGGTGTAGTTGCACATTTGCTTTGGGGCTCAGGCCCATCAAAGCGAGCAGCACAACGAGCACTTACTTATGCAGAAGGTGTGGTTGCTAGAATTGAAGAAGAAAATGAAGGCCGAGCGAAAGGCGAAGCATTGTCAAAGATAGAAACACGCAGAACTCCAACCTCTATTGAGGTTCGTGAAGAAGGCGATGGCATGAGATTCAGTGGCTACGCTGCTGTATTCAACTCTGCCAGTGAGCCTCTGCCTTTCATCGAGAGAATCGCACCAGGTGCATTCCGCAAATCCCTAAGAGCCCGCAATGACATCAAGTTCCTCTGGAATCACGACGCTGGCGAGGTTCTCGGTTCAACTCGTGCCGGAACTCTTATGCTTACAGAAGATGAAAAAGGTTTGAGGGTTGATGGTCTACTACCGAACACTTCTCGTGGTCGTGATGTTGCTGAGTTGCTACGCCGTGGAGATGTTGACGCAATGAGCTTCGGCTTTAGCGTTCCTGCTGGAGGAGATTCATGGTCAGAGGATGGCTCAGAGAGAACCTTGAATTCGGTTCGTCTCTTCGAGGTCTCCTTGGTTAGCTGGCCCGCATATACTGCTACGGCTGGCACTGTTGCCGTTCGTGGCCTAGACAAGATTGCTAAGCGAGCTGACATTGATGCTGATGCTCTAGCTGATGCTGTCTACAAGCTTGAGGAAGGCGAAACCCTTACCGAAGATGAAGGTCGCCTAATTCAGCAAGCCGTAGAAACCCTGATGCCAAAGTCAGAAGGATCAGAACCTAGCGACAATTCGGTTGGACAGGCTATGCTGGCACTGAAGAAGAAGAAGCTCGAACTACTACTGAATGGAATCTAAGATGCCAAGCAAAGAAGAAATCAAAAAGGCTCTCCTAGCTGCTGCTGGAAACCCTGAATCAGGTGCAATCGTTTCGGTTGTAGATGACATGGCTAAGGCAGTAGAGAAACTTCTGAAGCCAGAAGAAACTGTTGAAGTTGCTTTTGACAAGACCAACAGAGAAACACGGGTCACCGCACCTATCGAAAAGCGGTAAGCACTAGCCTCCTGTTTTCTTGGTTCAGGGGGCTTTGCTATGTCTAGCGTGTCCTACCTCCTGTAAACTTTTACTATCGGATGTGAGTTAGCTCTGCCGTGTTCAGTTGAGCGTCAACGCCACTGGTAAATCATTAGTAAGAGAAATAAAGGAGACTAAATGTCTGAGTTTGTAAAGGCTCAGCACGAGCTCCGTGCCAACCTCACTGAGCAGATTCGTGATGTAATCGAAGGTGCTGAGAAGGAAGGCCGTGGGCTTGACGCTGCTGAACTTGAGAAAATTGACCGCATTGAGGCCGACATCCGCAAGGCTGACGAGACTATTGCTGTCGCAAAGCGTAACGAGGAACGCCGCCTAGAGGCTTCCGTTGCTGCTAAGGGATTCGTTCCTTCTGTAAATGAAGAGCGTTCAACCGCTGACATCTTCCGTGCCATGGCCCGTGGAGAAGAGCGTGGTTGGGAGTTCCGTGCACCACTAACCCCATCATCCAACACCGTTCCTAAGTCGTTCTACGACCAGGTATTCGATGTTGCTCGCCTAGTAGGCCCAATGCTAGAGGTTCCAGAGGTTATCAACACCACTTCAGGTGAAGACCTAACCATCCCAACCCTAACTGCCTACAGCACTGCTACCTTGACCTCCGCTGGTGGAACTGTATCGGCTTCCGAGCCTACCTACAGCTCAATCACTCTCGGAGCTTACAAGTATGGCTTCCTCATCCAGGCCGCCAACGAGCTAGTAACAGACGCTGGTTTCGACCTAGCTTCTCACCTTGCTAACCAGGCTGGTAACGGCATTGGTTACGGTGTGAACAATGTTCTAACCCTAGGTGACGGATCTGACAAGCCACGAGGCATTGTTCCTGCTGCTGGTTCTGGTATCACTGGTGGAACTGCCGTAACAGGCCAGTTCACCGCTGACAACCTGATTGACCTTGCTTACTCGGTTGACGGTGCAGTTCGCCGCATGCCAGGTGCAGCATTCATGGCAAACGGTGCAACCATCGGAAAGATGCGTAAGCTCAAGGACACCGCTGGCAACTACCTATACCAGGTAGGCGTTGGCTACCCTGACACCTTCGCTGGCTTCCGTGTAATCGAGAACCCACACATGGCGGACACTGGCCTTTCGGCAAAGTCTGTATTGTTCGGTGACCTCTCGTCATACAAGGTTCGTGTAGCAGGTGGAATCCAGGTTGCTTCTAGCCAGGACTTCGCATTCAACACCGATCTGACCACATGGAGATTCTTGATTCGCCTTGACGGTGACATCACTCACAGCTCCCATGTCAAATACTTCATCGGAAACGCTGCTTAGTTTCTGACGAAATAAGCGAGACCCACCCAAGTTGTAGGTTGCTTGGGTGGGTTTCTTTTTATACACTGTGACTATGGCAACCTACGACCTACTAAAAGCTGCTATCGCATTCGGTAGCAATTCACCAGGAACACCTACCGGTTACGGACAGCAAGGCAAGCAACTAATCACCCGAATGCTTAGGCATGGGATGAAGGTAGCTGCTCTCAGTAACTACGGATTAGAAGGTCAGCAAACAGAGCTGACATTCGGTAAAGAAAAAATCCCACACTACCCAAAGGGTCTGACACTTTATTCTGCGGATGTCTACCCAATCTGGGCAGCAGACTTCCACACCAAGCACCCTGACTATAAGCCCTACCTGATGACCCTTTACGATGTTTGGGTTTACAACCAGATGGACTATAAAGGCGAAATAATTTCATGGGTGCCCATGGATCATCTAACTATCACGCCAGGCGTAAGAGAGTTTCTAACTAAGCCAAATGTAATTCCAGTAACCATGGCTCCGCACGGCCAAGAGATTATGCAAGCACTCGGTCTGGAATCTACTTACATTCCGCACGGCATAGACACAAATGTCTATAAGCCAACCTATGAGA